AGAGCCAGTGTAAACGTCAGCACACTCAATTACAGTGTAAACAATGTACGCAAACTAAGTGAAGCATTTGAACGTGTGTACATGATTACTGGCAACCACGATTTGTACTACAGAGAAAAACGTGACTATAATAGTTTGCCTTATGCAGAACTGTTTGACAATGTACATCTTGTAAATGAACAAACACTTGTACAAGATGATGTTGCACTTGTGCCTTGGTTAGTTGGAGACGAATGGACACAAGTAAGCAAAACAAAATGTAGATACATGTTTGGACATTTTGAACTGCCTTACTTTAAAATGAATGCTATGGTAGAAATGCCAGATCACGGACAACTGAATGCAGAACACTTGCAAGGTCCAGAGTATGTGTTTACTGGACACTTTCACAAACGACAACACAAAGGCAATGTACACTATTTGGGCAGTCCTTTTCCACACAACTATGCTGATGCTTGGGACGATGAACGTGGTATGATGATATTAGAATGGGGAGGCAAGCCTGAGTATGTAGACTTTGCAGGCCCAAGATATAGAACTGTTAGTTTGAGTAGACTGATAGATGAACCAGATGTGATACTCAATGATAAAACTTATTGCAGAGCAACATTGGACATTGCAATCAGTTACGAAGAAGCAACTTTTATCAAAGAAACATTCAGTCAACAGTTTGGTGTAAGAGAGATAACACTTATGCCTACTAAAAAAGAAGAACATGCACAGGACTGGCGAGTAGTAGACGATATTGAAGTTGAAAATGTAGACCAAATAGTGTATAATAGTTTAAATGCTGTTGACAGTGACCTAATAGACAAGAAACTTCTAGTGGATATATACAACAACCTATGATAGTAATCAAAGATTTAACCGTTAAAAACTTTATGAGTGTTGGTAACGTTACACAGGCTGTACGTTTTACAGACAATGGACTAACACTTGTACTTGGAAACAATGTAGACTTGGGTGGAGATGGCAGTCGTAATGGTACAGGTAAAACTACTATTATCAATGCACTCAGCTATGCTATCTATGGCAATGCACTAACCAACATACGCAAAGACAACTTGATAAACAAAACAAATGGCAAAGCCATGTTGGTTACACTAGATTTTGTTAAAGATGGCACACAATATCGCATTGAAAGAGGTAGAAGGCCCAATACGCTTAAATACTATGTCAATGAACAGAACGTTGACGAAGACGAAGCACAAGGTGAAAATCGTCAGACTCAAGCACAAATAGAAAAACTGTTTGGTATGAGTCATGACATGTTCAAACACATTGTTGCACTAAACACATACACAGAACCTTTTCTCAGTATGAAGGCTAACGATCAGAGAGCGATTATTGAGCAACTGCTAGGTATTACAATGCTTAGTGAAAAAGCAGAGGTTCTCAAAGAACAACAAAGGTTGACCAGAGATGCAATCAAAGAAGAAGAGTATAGAATTAAAGCTATTGAAGAAGCAAATGCCAGGATTGAGAAAAGTGTTGGTGATTTGGAACGCAGGCAAAAAATATGGCGAGATCAACAGACGTCTACTGTCCAAGGTCTCCAACAGCAAATAAACACATTGGAAAAAATAGATATCCAAACTGAACTTAGCAATCATACGTTGTTGAGTGATTACCTAGAAAAGAAAAAACTGAAAGACGAAGCTGAACGTTGGTTATCTAGTATTCAAAGTGATAATACTAAACAGCAAAAGCTGATTGATAAACTTAACAAAGAAATAAATTTGTTGAAAGATCACAAGTGTCATGCTTGTGGACAAGAGATACATGATGAAAAACAAGAAAGTATTTTAAGTAGCAAACAAGAACAGTTGAGCGATGCACAGCAACAAGTAAAAGCAAATCACGAACAAGAAAAAGAATGGTTTGATGCTATTAGTGAACTAGGAGAACTAGGACAAATTCCAGTTACACACTACAACACAGAAGCTGAAGCACACAAACACAACACTGAACTGGAAAATTTGCGTAGTCAAGTTGATGCAAAGTCTAGCGAAGTTGACACATATCAGGAGCAAATAGATAGTCTACGTGATACTGGTATGCAAGAAATAACCTGGGATACAATGAATCAGTTGAATACTGTAAAAGATCACCAGGACTTTTTGTACAAACTACTAACCAACAAAGACAGCTTTATTAGAAAACGTATCATTGAACAAAACTTACAATACTTGAATAGTAGATTAGCTTATTATTTGACCAAGCTAGGATTGCCACATGAAGTTGCTTTTCAGCCTGACTTGACAGTTGAAATTACAGAACTAGGCAGAGATTTAGACTTTGATAATCTTAGCAGAGGTGAACGCAACAGACTGATACTAGGACTGAGTTGGAGTTTCAGAGACGTTTTTGAAAGTATGAATACACCAATCAACTTTTTAGCTATCGACGAACTTATTGATAGCGGCATGGATACCAATGGTGTTGATGGTGCATTGGGCGTACTTAAAAAGATAGAACGTGAACGCAACAAAAACATCTTCTTAATCTCACACAGAGATGAACTTGTAGGTCGTGTAAACACAATACTACAAGTAATCAAGGAAGGTGGCTTTACAACATTCAGTACAGACACGGAGTTTGTTGATGCCAAATGATACAACAATTGAATGGTGGGAGCATTATTGCAACAAGCAAATGGATGTAGTAGGATTTCCAAAAGGCACTGAATGCGACTGGTGCGGTAAAACAGAGGAGGAATTTGTGAAAACAAAAGATTTGTTAGATATAGGTAGTACAACACAAACTGAACAAAATATAATTGACAGTTTTAACAACAAAGGTCAAAAAGGTGATGATGATTTTGAAACTTGGTTGGTCAATGAAGCTCCTTTTGTAACACAAGAAAATGACAGCTATACTGTCAGTATAGGAGACACAACAACTACTAGCACACTTACTGGATTATCTCCAACATTTACTATAAAAGACAGTCCACATTTTTCACAAACAAAACAAAAAAAGCTACCTTTGGATATTTTACACAAATGGTATCCAGAAGAAATGAAAGAGACAGATGACTGATACAGTTTATATGTTTGATGTAGATGGTACGCTTACTGATCCAAGGAGACAGATAGTCCCTGAGTTCAAAGACTTTATGTTTCAATTTGTCAAACAACATACTTGTATGATTGTCACAGGAAGCGATAGACCTAAAACCATTGAGCAGATTGGCGAAGATTTAACCAATAGTTTTGCAAGAGTATATCATTGTAGTGGCAATCATGTATTTGTTGGAAACAAAGAGGTATACAAAAGCGATTGGTCATTGTCAGAAGTAGAGCATACTTTTTTACAAGCCATACTGCATACATTTGATTATCCTGAAATGACCGGCAATCACATTGAACAGCGTACAGGTACTGCAAACTTTAGTATAGTCGGGCGTAATGCCAATTGGGATCAACGTGCTAGATATGCCGAATGGGAAAAGGTAAACAAAGGCAGAGATACAGTTGCTATGTACTACAATCAAGAATTTACAAACAGTATTGCTCAGGTAGCTGGACAAACAAGTATAGATATATTCAAAACAGGCTGTGACAAGAGTCAAGCAATTAGAGAACAAAAAGGTAAAACAATTTACTTTGGAGACCATTGTAATCCGGGCGGCAATGATTTTACAGCCGCACAAGCAAGTACACATTTTCATCAGATTGATCAAGGATATAAACAAACTTGGGAAATCTTAAAAAACATACAATAAACCGGTTGACAAACGTTAAAAAAGATATATATAATTGTTGCTAATAGACAAATATGCAATGGACTTATCAAGGCAAAATAGTAGAAGAGATTAGTGAGGAATACATAGGGTTTGTATATCTCATTACTAATCTTACAAACAATAAAAAATACATTGGCAAAAAGCTAACAAAATTTAAAGTTACTAAAAAACCTCTCAAAGGCAAGAAAAACAAAAGACGTTCAACTAAAGAAAGTGACTGGCGTACCTATTGGGGTAGTAGTCCACACTTACAAGAAGATGTTGAACATTTAGGCGAAAAAAACTTCACAAGGGAAATACTGTACTTCTGTAAAGGTAGAGGCGAACTAAGTTATTTAGAAGCCAAAGAACAGTTTGACCGTGAAGTTCTTAAAACTGATGAATACTACAACGGCATTATTAACGTAAGAGTTGGCAGTTCTAAGGCATTAACTGAATCACTTAACAAACACAAGTAATATAGCTTCTCAACAAATACAGCATTGAGTCTGTGCTATATGCACAGTCGGATCTTGCTTGAAGCAAACAAACCAAAAGAGTGGGCTCTACTGTGCCATTGTAACCCACGGATAGCTCGAAAGTCGTCGTTATGGCTTAGAGTGTTTCTGCGTTTTGAGCAGTATGTAAAGGGGTATAGCAAAACCGCCTCTGCCTAGCAATAGGTTGTACTATAACGATGCGTTACTGTAGACGGGGTAATGACCGTTTATTTTTTTTGCACTTGGCTGTAACAAGCTAAGTGCGACTGAAAACAGGGTAATAACGAATCTAAAAAAATTATAATAAAAAAATATCAAACGAAATGAAATGAGTTTGACGATGAGCTTTAGCTCTTCGAAATTAAAATGTTCTACGATTAGTACCTTTAGCTTTATCTATAGATTGTTTAATTTCGTCGTTTTTCTTTTTGATAGCGTTGTAAATATCTTGTTGCATAGGCACAGGATAGTGTTCTAAATCATCATATCTAAATGCACCTTCAGTATAAAGTACAATTTCTAAGAGTTGTTCTCTGATATTTGATCTTCGTTCTTCGTATTGTTTGACGAGCTTATTGACTGCTTCTGCATCATGGCAAGTTTGGAGCTGTCTGTGAAAAAAAAACTTGGATTAAATTCTACGGCAGTTTCAAATTGGTGCCCGCAGTTTTCTTCAGGACATGTAAAGTCAAAAGTTTTGGGAATGCCGTTGATATTCATTGCTGTTTGAGCTTTTTGTAATGCAACAACAGTTTTCCTATTGCTGTTTGATATCCAGTCTATAATGTGTTGTGGATCTGTGACTTCTGTTCCGTCTGGCATTATTACTTTTACAATAGCATCTGCTATTAAAACAATATTTGCCGCCGCGATTTGTTGCATATTTTCACTGTACTGTTCTTTGAGTGATTGATCTAACTCATTGATTTCTCTCATGTTGCCCAGCATTTTGGCAAGTTCGCCAGTTTTGATGTTGTTAGCATTAACAGCCGCAAGTGTGTTGGACTTGAGTTCTACTATTAAATCATCGATTTCAA